CAGAGGGCATGTAGGCCCTCGGCTACGACCTCGGCCTACCCTTCCCTGTGGAAGTGTCGTACGGCCCGAATATGAACAAGCAAACCACTTACAAACCGGAGTAAACATATGAGTTCAACACTTCAGCGCATCCAACAAGCCGCAGCAGCCGCAGCAGCAACCGCAGTAGACATGAACGAGGCCACGTCTGGTGGTGGTGGCCGTCTGGTACCTGCGGGTGCCTACGTTGGTCGCCTGTGCGAGTACATCGACCTGGGTGTGCAGCCCCAAGAGTACCAAGGTAAGGCGAAAGACCCGGCCCCGAACATCCGCCTGGGTGTGGCCATCTTCTACAGCGCCCCCGAGAAGCCCCAAGACCCATCCCCGTACGTAATTCGCTCCAGCGACATGAGCATCAGCCGGAATGAGAAGGCCGGTACCTTCAAGGCATTCGCAGCCCTGAACTACAAGCGTGACCCGAACTACAAGCACTTCGCCCAGTTCATCGGTCAGCCCTTTATCTTCCACGTCGAGGTGAAGAAGGCCAAGACCTCGGGCCGGGAGTACAACACAATCGCCTGGGACAAGACCGGCCCCGCCATCGACGCATTGTCGAAGCAGCCTTACCAAGTGCCCGAGCTGGGTGACGAGTTCTACCGCGTGTTCCTGTGGGACTACCCGACCAAGGAGGACTGGGACGCCCTGTACATTGAGGGTACGAACCAGGATGGCAAGTCCAAGAACTTCATCCAGGAGACAATCTTGGCTGCCCTGAACTACCAAGGTTCACCGCTTCAGCTCCTGCTGGAAGGTGGCGCGGCCCTTAATCAGGCCCCACAAGCCGCTGCAACAGTCCCCCAAGGGGTTACCCCTGCTGCACCTGCAATCGCAGCACCAGCAGCCGCTCCTGCGGCCCCAGCAGCAGAGGTGGCCGTCCCTTTGGCTCAACCGGCAGCGCCTACCGCTGCCCCGGCTGCCCCCGCCCCGGTGGCTGCACCGGAAGCGGCCCTGAGCATCCCTGCATCAACGGAAACTGGGACGACAGCATCCCCTTCTGAGGCACCCGCTGCCCCAGTAGCACCCGCTGTCCCGACCTTTCCGACCATCCCCGGTCAGCCCGCCTAATGCGTACCGGGCCGGGTAACCTCCCGGCCCAGCTCACCGACCAGTTCGGTGGGATGGTGCCAGGGAGGACGTTGATTCTGGACGGTGACAGCGCGTGCTACGTCATCGCGGCGCGGGTTAAGACACTGCCCACGGCAATCCGGCACTTCCAGATGCGTGTGCTTCAGCTCATGTTCCTGACCAAGAGTGAGTCCGCAATCGTCCACCTGACGGCCTCGGACTCGCTTAAGGCGGGGCGCATGAACATCCTGGCCGCGAAGCCCTACCAGGGGAACCGCACCGGGAAAGCGAAGCCGAACATGCTGGAGCCGATTCGGCAGGCAGTGGCGGACGAGTCGAGCTGGTTGCCGGAGTTCAGGGTGGAGTTACACCGCGAGCTTGAGGCCGATGACGCCTGTATGATGGACTCGTACAGGCTCAAGGACGAGGGTGTGCTCGTGTCCGACGATAAGGACTTACGTGCCACGCCATACCCGTACTACGAGCAGACCTCTGCCAGGGTGATGACTGGTGCAGGCTTCGGAGAAGTATGGCCGGAGCGTACCGAGGGTGGTACCCTGAAGCTGATAGGCCAGGGGCCTAAGTTCTTCTGGGCGCAGATGCTCATGGGGGATACGGCGGACAACGTGGCCGGTCTGCGGAAGTACAAGGGCGGTCTGGTAGGCCCTGCAAAAACCTTTGAGCTGTTGGGTAAGCTGGAATCCGAGACCGAGGTGGCGAACTTCGTGATTGACGCCTACAAACAGATCGACCAAAACCCGTTGCCCGAGGGGTGGCTTATGTGGCTACTTCGCTGGCCGGGTGACAACTTCTGGAAATACTTGGAGAGCTTGGAACTGACTGTCGAAAACAAGACCTTCCTGCAATCCTGCCTTACAAGGGAGTGGTTCAAACCATGACTGTACTTGGACTATACAATGCGGGCGAAATCTTAACGGTGGAGGCCAGAGACGGCATCGACTACTGGACTGTTGGGTGTGTTAAGGTGCTCAAAGATTTCAATGACTGCGAGCTTAGGGCCGAGGTTGAGGCCCAGTACACCGGCCCGACGTGGGAGTTCAGTGACCACTACTACAACTTCCTGCTGGAGCACGGGTACATCCAGGTGTTCCCCATGGACGGGACACTGTACCTATGAACATACCCACTACAGACCTGGGCGAGTGGATAAGGGTGAACACACACCGGCTTACTGCCTCCACCCTAATAACCGACACTGAGGCATACCGGGAGTATGACCCCCAGAGTGCCTTCAAATACGCCCGAGAGAGACTGGCGCGAATGATCGCTGATGAACTTTTGAGCGGTGGTCTGGTGACGTTCAAGCAGCACCGAAGCGTGGCGGACTTCGCCAACTGCATCGAGGCGACCTGCACTATACTGAGGCCGAAGGTGAGTCGAAATGCGTAAGCTGACACGTAGCCAACTGAATGCGTACAAGCAGGCCCTGGTGGTGCAACAGGGGTGGGTATGCCCGGTCAGCCTGAAGCGATTCGAGCCTGACAACCTGAAGGACGCCGTTGTAGATCACGATCACGTCACTGGTGAGATACGAGGCGTCCTTCACCGTTCAGCGAACGCGGTTGAGGGCAAGGTGTTTAGTGCTGTGGGCCGATGGGGCGGGGTCGGTATGCGTTACGACGAGGCTGTCCCGTACCTGAAGCGGTTGATCGCCTACCTAGAGGCCCCAGGTAAGGGGGTGATCTACCCACTGCACAAGACCGACGAAGAAAAACGAGTGACGCGGAACGCTAAGGCCAAGGAAGCCAGGGCAAAGCGTCTTGCACAAATGAGGATGAAACAGACATGAGCAACCTGGAAGTGGCCTTATACAAGCGACCCGATGGGCGAAAGCTGCGAACCATGATAACCAAAGTGGACAGCGAGGACGCGGCGTACTTCAGGCGGCACGGTATAGTGATCAGCATTGAAGAACTTGCGGACGATGTGTACGCCCTGTATGGTCGGTTCCCCGATCAGGACGAGGAAGATGAACTCATTGTGCTGTCGAATGGCCGCACCTGCAACGAGTGCCTGAAGGAATTGCGGGCAGACCTGGAGAGAACCCGTGAAAATTGACCCCAGAGTACGTGACCTGTACGATGCCCTGGTAGGTGGGGGCCTGCCGGTAGTCCTGGCCGGTGGTGCCTGCCGTGACCTGTACCACGGCCTGACTCCCAAGGACTACGACTTCCTGGTGCTGGGCAGTGACTGGCTGCACTCCGCCGCGGCGACGTTTACACTGGGACGGGAGCTGGCGGACGATGGAACGTACCGGGATATTATCCAACAGAGCTATAGTGGAAACCTCCGCTGTGGCGACGTGTGGGAGTTCGAGTACAGCGGCCTGAAGGTGAACGTGATCTTCCCCTGCCTGGATGGTGACGGAGCTTGGGTTGACATGCAGTCTGTGATCGACCACTTCGACACGTCTCTGAACGCCATTGGATATGACTTCGACACCTACGAGTTCGTGATCGACCCGCGCTTCGCTGGGCTAACTAAGCAGGTCACATTCGTGTCTGACCCAGACCGTGTTGGGTATGATCGTACCCTCAAGAGGTACATTCGCCTGATCGCGAAGTACCCCGACTACGACTGGTCGGAGGTCGAGAACTATATCCGCCGTAACCTCACCACAGAAACCATCAAGGAAATCAATGAGTAAGCCCGCAAAGACCATCATCCTGGACATCGAGACCGCAAGCATCCAGGCACATGTCTGGGGCCTGTGGCAACAGAACGTCAGCCTGAATATGATTCGGGAGGACTGGCGCATCCTGTCCGTGGCTACGAAGGAACTGGGCAACCCCGAAGTACAGTACCTTGAGGCCCGTCACGAGAATCAGGAGAAGAAGCTGCTGCGTCGGCTGTGGCACACCCTGAACGAGGCCGACATCGTTGTCGCCCACAACGGCAAGAAGTTCGACATCAAGAAGATCAACGCCCGCCTGATCGCCAATGGCTTCGGCCCGTACAGTCCGGTCAAGATCGTCGACACCTTGTTGGAAGTCCGCAAGGTAGCCGCGTTCACGTCGAACAAGCTGGAGTACCTGACTGACCTGCTGACCACGGAGAAGAAGCAGAAGCACAGCAAGTTCCCTGGGTTCGAGCTGTGGCGTCAGTGCTTGGCCGGTAACCCGGAAGCCTGGGAGGAAATGCGGGAGTACAACATCCAGGACATTATCAGCCTGGAGGAACTGTACCTGAAGCTGCGTCCCTGGATGGCCGAGCATCCGAACCTGGGGAACTTCCAAGAGAACGTGGACGACCAGCCCGTGTGTCCGAAGTGCGGTGGGAACCACCTACAGAAGCGAGGCGTACAGCGAACCCAAGTCGGGCAGTACCAGCGGTACGTCTGCCTGGACTGCGGTGGCTGGAGTCGAGGCCGGGACATGCTCAAGACCCGCCAAGAGCGTAAGCACATTCTACAAGGACAGTAATGGAAACAGTATATAATGTTATTGAGGCGATGTGCTGGTTGTGCGCAGCATGGGCAGCACTCAGAGGGAGAGTAAACACCAGTACATGGTGGATGGTACTCGCAATCTCTTGGAGTATTCGATGACTGTAGTTAAAGAAGCACCAGGCCGGAAGATGCTTCTGAACAAGGAGCAGCGTTAACAGGGGCAGTGATGGTACTTGGACGAAATCCTGACACAGTAATAACCGACGAGGTGAGTATGAGCGCATTTAATAAACAAGAGGGTGGCAGTCACTACACCAAGTGCAAGATTCAACCGTTTCAGTACAGCATGGCGAACGGCCTTGACCCCATGCAGCACACGGTGGTCAAGTACGTGACCCGCTTCCGGGACAAGGGCGGTGTGGCCGACCTGAAGAAGGCCATTCACACCCTGGAGCTTCTGATAGAGCACGAGGAACTGCCCGAGGCGGAGCTGGCCAAGGCCAAGCCTACCGCACAGCCCAAGCCCATGACCCTGATGGGACTACCACTGCCTTTGGGTACAGACCCTACTGTGGTGTACGACTTGCAGGTTATTCTCGACCACGAGGCGAGAGGGCGGAACCTCCCCCAGGCCCGCTACGACGCGGCCCAGGAGCTGTTTCGGAAGCACATCAAGCTGGCGTGGGAACTCCAGAAGGGGGATACCACTGCCTACATCGTCGCCACCTCTTACTGGCACGCAGAGGGCCTTGCGCGGCGCATGGGGTGGATGAAATGGACGTACTGCTGTCCCCAGAGTTACAACTTCAAGGGCGTATCTGGGCGAGTGTACGTGGTGAGCGGGGTACGGCTGACAGACACTGCCAAAGCCGACCTGTTTCCCCGCAACATTGTAATCCAACTGGACTGAACACATGACGAACGCTGTACTGCAATTCAAGAAGCCCAACACACTTGGCCTCACCGCACTCAAGGTCGAGGCTGAGAACCAGCAAGTATTCCGACAGGCCCGCATCGCAGTGATGGCTGCGATGGAGACCGGGAACTTCGACCGTGCTCGAATCGTGTTGGACGAATTTACCCAGGTATTCCCGGAGGCTGGTGAAGCCCTCCGCCTGGATGTGATAGAAGCATTCAACCTGTCCCTGTAGGAGTAACTGTGACGGACTACCGCGAAGCCCAGCTTCAGTATGAAATCGAGGCCGACAACGAGGCCGCTGCCGCACAACTGGAACGTCTGCTGCGGGAGTCCAACGAAGGTAAGGTTGACCATCCACGAGCCAACCGCTTCGTCGCAGCGGCTTACGTCAAGGTCAAGGAATTGATCGAGCAAGCCCAGGCCGTGAAGGCCAGGGGAGTAGGCGGGGCCTACCGTGCGTGGATACGTAAGGTGCCCGCAGACATTGCCGCCGTCATCGCAATCCGGGAGTGCATCAGCCAGTGTACCTCCCACCGGATGTACGCACCCGCCACGTTCCAGTCCCTCGCCACGGCCATTGGTCGGTTGTACGAGCTTGAGGTTCGCATCGGTGAAGCCGAGCATGTGAACCCGGTGTACATGGAGAAGGTTGAGCGGAACCTGAAAGAGCGGAACACCACGTCGAAGAAGCACCTCTTTGGCGTGTACCAAGCTGCGTACTCCAAGGTGCTGGGTGCGGACTTCGACTCGAAGCTGCTGAACGCCGAAGCAATTCACATCGGAAAGTTCGGCCTTGACGCCTGCTACCAAGCGGGCATCATCGAGCAAGTCCGCACCACGGGGAGTAAAGGCTCACTGCTGTACTACGAGCTGCACCCGGACGTTCACACTTACGTGACAGGGTACACCCAGGGGGATGTTCGGAAAGTCCTGTGTGTCGAGTCTGGTGCCATGCTGTGCCCACCTGATCGCTGGGTGGACATCAACAGTGGTGGATACCTGTCTGCACGACGTAAGGCGAATGCTCCCCTGCTGTCCATGCGGAAGATTAGACGGGACGAGCGTGACAACCTCCGTGAGAAGTTCACTCCAGAGAAGCTGCCGATGATCTTCAACGTGGCGAACTACCTCCAAGAGGTTCCCTTCTCCATGCACAAGCCCACCCTGGACGCAATCAAGCGTGTGTGGCGCACTGGTGGGGGCCTCCTTGGGGTACCCCCTACCCAGCAGCCAACGAAGCCGCCTTGCCCCCTTCCTGAAGGCTGGGTGAAGGAGGACGGCACGCTGGAGGAAGTGGCGGAGTTCAATCGCTGGAAACGTAAGGCTGCCGAGTATTACACCGGCCTACGTGAGTGGCGGTCTAAGGTGCGGGAGGTGGGTGGATTCCTCCGAGCTGCAAACAAGACGAAGGAGTCTATCTGGTTCCCCGTATACTTGGACAGCCGGGGCCGGTGGTACTACCGTGGTCTGCCGAATCCACAGGGCAGTGACCTGTCCAAAAGTGTACTACATCTTTCGGACAAGAAGCCCCTGGGCGAGCGTGGCCTTTTCTGGTTGAAGGTTCACATCGCAAACAGCTACGGCTACGACAAGACCCGCATGGTTGACCGGGCGAAGTGGACGGACGAGAACTGGGAGACCATTGAGCGTGCCCTGGACGCTCCCGAAGATCATCCTGATGTCTGGGGTACCGACGCCCCCTGGTGCATGTTCAGTGCCGCCTGGGAGCTGCGTGAGGCGTACCGGAGTGGTAACCCGGCTGCGTACTGCACCGGCATCCCGATTCACATGGACGCCACATGCTCCGGCATCCAGCACTTCGCTGCCCTGTTGCGTGACCCAGTTGCTGCGAACGCGGTGAACCTGGACGACGCGAAGGACATGGGGCCGAAGATGGACATTTACATGTCCGTGGCCCACCAAGCCCTGAAGTCTGTGCAACACGATGCGGAGTTCGCTGAGGATGAGAACACCCGCGCCCTGGCGAACTTCTGGCTGCGTGTAGAAGGTGGCATTCCCCGTGGTCTGGCCAAGCATCCTGTAATGACTTACCTGTACGGGGCGACACTGCTGGGCACTACTCACCACGTACGGGACTGGGTTGAGGCTGAACTGCCCCAGGTGAAGGTGCCCGACCAGTCTGCCTTCATGTTCTACCAGTACCTCGGGAAGAAGCTGTTCGAGGGTATCGAGAAGGCTGTACCGGCTGCCGCGTCTGCGATGCGGTGGCTCCAACAGGTAGCCAGCAACCATCCGAAGAACACCAGGATGGAGTGGACAAGCCCCACGGGGTTCCCTGTCCAGCATGACTACCAGTCATTCAAAGAGACCCGCATAAGGCTCCGCTCGTGCGGTGTGTCCTACGTCGCTGTGCGTGACTACGACGGCGGCACCCGGCCACACTCCATGCGAAACGCCATCAGCCCGAACTTCGTACATGCACTGGACGCAGCCCACCTCACCATGACGGCTGAAGCGATGCGTCTGGACGGGCTGTCGATGGTCGCCATCCATGACTCCTTCGGTACCCACCCGTGCGACGTGGACGCCATGCACCGCCACATACGCGAGCAGTTCCACAAGCTGTACACTGAAACGAACATCCTGGAGAAGTTCTGCCAGGATGTTGGCACTGATCTGGAACCCCCGGCCCAGGGGGATTTCAACCTGGACGCAGTGCTTGATTCTGAGTTCTTTTTCTCGTAGTACCCTGCCCTCGCTACCTCACGGTGGCGGGGGGTTTTTTTTTTTTTTTTTTTTTTTGCGTTTCTAAGTCGCTGATAACATTGAGGAAGTCGCCTTGTACTTTACATAATATCAGTAGAGTTCACACTAGGTGGAGAAAGAATTGAACCACATAGGTACGTCCCGACTATAATGTCGGTCTGATAAGTAGTGTACAGAGTGAGTACACAGAGAGTACTAGAGTTCACAGGTAGTGGAATAAATACACTAGGAGTATACAAGTATGGCTAAGGTAGAACATGTAGATGCTAGAGCAATCAGTAATGCTCCTGTAAGATTCACTAAGAAACAGTACGAATACCTGGAGAAGGTATTCGGAGAGAACCCCGGCAGTCCATCCATGAGTGATGCACAGCTCAGGTGGAACAGCGGAGTACGTAGTGTGGTACTGCACATCAAGAGTCTTGTAGACAATGAATACTGAGTGCGACTACTACCGTGCAGGTGACCCCGGTAGGGTACACCTTGCGATTCCCTGGATGGATGATATCTGGTCAGAGCGAGAGGAACTACAACTGCAAAGTAAGGATGACTTCATAGCAGGGTTCCACAACAGGTTGGTGATGTTTGACCGCTTCGAGATCGGAGTATTTGATGTCACGGGTAGTGGAGCTACAGAGCTGAAAGCTGCGGCTGTGGTTACATTCGATGAAGATGTACACGTAGGACTAACCCTAAGCGTCGAGGTGGCATACAGCGAATACCCTGGACTGGGGAAGGTACTTATGCGAGAGTTCCACAGACTTGCGCGGGATGGTCGAGCCAAGACCATCCGCGTCATTAAACGAACCGCAGCGTACACATACACAGTACGCTATATCCATGTGAAGGAGTAGCGTATGGCTACCATGGCAGATTTTAATAAGCTGTTCAGAAATGTCAATCAACAGAAAACCGCCTGGGGTACCCTTATACAAACCTCGGGGACGCGGGGATTTGATGACACCAAAGATTTCGGAGGGGCTGGCCTGATCTACCTGGGCCGAGACTACACTGATTATGGCGGTGATGCCGGGGGCGTGGCCACGGGCGCGTCGTATGCCCAGCTAGACCCGTACCTCGCAGGGGCCTCTAAGCACGGGCAGTGGGGGGACTTGCGTGGGACGTTAAGTCAACGTATGGATGAAGTCATTGGATTCAACGTAGATTCCTACCAACAACTTCAAAGCATATACGACCAACTCAACAAGACGATGCGTGGTTCAGCCGACTATAGCGGCGGTTTTAATGCTAAGGCATTCTCAGGCAGTGGCGACAATGACGCCGGACATTGGACTCAGCGACAAGCCCTTGAGGCCGGACTTAAACACCATGCCGCGAACCGGACGCAGTACGACAACCTCGTAACCCAGTTCAACAGCATCTACAGCGGAGCAATCCAGAAGCGGGACGCAGACGCCGCCGCCCACGCACAACGGCTGGCAGAGCTGGAGCAGCAGCGCCGCGCTGCGGAGGCAGCCGCCGCCAGGAGCCGAGCGTGGTCATCGAATATGAACATGCAGAACCGTCAAGATGAGAACATCCCTGAAACCGTTACGTCGGGTACCGCTGCTGAAAGTGCCGGTGCGTCCGGTGACGGTGCCGTGGGTGAAAGAGTAGAT